GCATCTCGTACATCTCATTAGCAAGGGAAGGGTTGCCGTTCTCGCTAAGACGCTGAGGTGGGCCGACCGTCTGTCGATACTTAATCACTGCGCCCGCTCTGTTGCTGAGACCTTTCACGCTGTCATCATCAGGAACCAACCATTGCGGGTTTCCATTCAGCTCTACTCCAGCAATCAAGCTGCGGTAGATCACGTTGGTTCTGCGAGCCGTTCCAAGGATGTTCATCATTGGCGATGTGCCAAAGGTGTCATTGTTTCCAGTCGCAAAACGCCCGGTGAAGTACGGAAGAAAGTCGTATCCACCCTCCTTGAGAATCTTTTTTGTCTTGGATGCTACGTAGACAGACGCGAACTTCTTGTTCTTAGCATCCTTCATCTGCGCTTTGTAGTCCTTGCGGGGGAATACGATGTGGTACACAGTGTAGTCTTCGTTCTTCTGCATGTTGACCTGCGCCACTACCTGCTCAAGATCCGCCTCTTTAAGGGTGTCCTCACCAAACTGCTGAAGCATCTGCCTAGAATTTAGCGTAAGCTCACGACCAACAGTATCAACACGCCCACGGTGGTTAAGACCGATCCGAATATCGCCAACGGTAAAGGAGCGAAAATTGACAACGCTATCGTCATCGGGCTCAACATACACACAGTTCGTCCCAAAACATCCGATGTCATTCAAGCTCTCTTGTATTTCTTGGGTGAAGTTGCTCTCTGTAAGAATGGCGTGAATCTCGCGACTCACCAACTCAAAGTACTCTGCAACCTCGCTATCAGCGTTTATCGCAGGATCTGGATGCTTGAACTTGCCCCAGATGCTTCCCGCTGGAAACATTCGACTAAAAAAACCTGTAGCAAAGTTGTAGTTTGCCTCAATACAGGTGTCAATGAATCGCTGAATTGGCTTTTCAATGCCCTCGATGTTTACCTTGAGAATATTGTCCTTGCGTGGAAGCACCCAGTCAGCGCACTCCTGCCACAATGTCTTCCAGTTTTCAATGCTTGATGTCGTTCCAAGCGTTTCCCACATTCTGAAGTACGTTTTGCCATCCATAAATATCCCTTATCCAAGAAGAGTGTTTCCAGCGGCATTTACATCTTCGGATAAAACCGTAGATTTTAGTCCAGGCTGCTTACTTGCTCTTTTGCGAGTCGTTTCTGCCTCCTGCTGAACATCCATAGATGTTTCGGTTGCAGGTGGTGCAGGTGGTGGTGGTGCCTTTGGTGCTGATCCGCCCATAACTATCTCCTCAACTTGGCTAGTAGCCGTTTCATGCTGTAGACTTTTACTGCTCCGTTGTTCCTTCTGAATCCGACATACTCTTTTTCAAACGGAATCAATTCGAGCACTCGTTTTAAATTACCTGCGTAGATATATATGAACCACATATCTGTGTCAAGAGGTTTATTTAGACAAGATTCCAATAGCGTGCTGCTGATCGTCTTTGCCATCACGAAGCAATCGTCTCCTGAATACACCCACCCACTCGTCAGGTGGTCGTCGAGAACGTCTATAAAACGCTCGTCATGCCCCTCAAACATCTTCTTTGCTGTGAAGACCGGCTTCATACAATGCTCCATTCGTCTAGTGTCATAAACTCTTGCTTGATCTCGTAGGGGTTCCCGTTGATGTAGTCCTCAATCAGCTTCAACTCAATCGCCATCGCAAGAACTCGTACGCTATCTGAGTTGGATACAAGTATGCCATTTGCATAGTAGGCGTGATGATGGTCTACCGTCAGGTCATATGTCTTCTCTTTTCCTAGCATGATAATGCCTTTTACATATGGCTGAGCAGTATTTTGAGTGCTTCGGAACATACGTTTCGTATTCTTGTCCACACTGAAGGCAAGCCTTCTTATGCTTTCTTCGGTTATCCCAAGCCCTTTTGCCGTTCTCGCTATGCCACGCAAGACCCTCTTCCGAGCAATGCCATGCTTTTGAAAGCTTTCCTGCTTTACGTAGTTGTCTTTTATTTCCTTCGCTCCCAACCCACTTATTAGTTTTTGCGTGTAGCGTCGAATGATCCGAGGGAGAGATTGTTTTGAGATTATCCGCCCTGTTATCTGATCTGTCTTCGTTTTTGTGGTGAACGTGCCATCCATCCGGTATTGTTCCAACCTCTTTGGCGTATACATATCGGTGAATGAATCCGGATCTCTTGGACTGATAGTAGCCGTTGTCGTCACGCTTGAAGAATCTGCGTCCATCATAGACCTGATACTCTTTATCTCCATTATACGGTTGATAAGGAACCCAGTTATCCTCGGATAGATTAGTTTTGTCACCATCAATTGCCCGCATAGGCGTTCCGTTATCGTAGGAGTACAGGACGTTATGTAGCTTTGTTCTTTTCCCTCCGCTACTAGACACGTACTGCCCGCCATCTGTTTCCCACCGCCAGTATCTAACCCCTTCGTGCTCAATATAACGCCGTCCCGAAGTCCCCTTTTGTCTCTCAACATATTTAGCCATAATTTATTCTCCTTGGTTGATAATACATCACCATACCTCAAAGTGTCGGCATATGAAAGCCCCTTCTGTGCAAATATCTTATGATCTTTTGTGCATTTTAATGATCTTCCGTCGCTAAGTGTTATCTCATAGACCGTCTTTATCCCCGTAAACATTGAATTAGTCACCACTGCAAGCGTCCCGCCAAGATCCACTTGGTCTCCAACAACAACCTCGTCGATTCTTTTCTCCCCACCCTTGACAGAAATCACAGAATCGCCCGTTAGACAGCCATGACTAGCCCCAAAACAAAGAGAACAGTTGTTTCTGTGACACGCCTTCCCCGTCGTGGCACTCTCATGGTACTTGCTGAGATGACCCCACAGCTTTTTGCACCGACTCTTGTTGATCGACACATTAGAAAGCCGTCTGCGGGTGATCTCAATCTCTGGGGCAACCCTATCCGCCTTCGGAATATAGCGCATCTCTACGTCATGCAATCTCATTGCGGTCTCTGCCATGCCCTCTCCGGTGAAGGTGTTGCTGCGCTTTCCATCATGCGGGATGTAATGCCCCCCATAGTTGTAGCCCTTGCTTTTCAACATATCGAAGTAGTGTCCGCGAAGATTGCCACGCCCCTCATAGTAGTCAATAATCTCTGCTCGCTCGCTGAATTTGTTGTACGTCGCAAAGGTTATTGCCGTTGTGTCGCTGTCTGCCTTGTCTCCACCTAAATCCCAGAAGGTATATACAGGCTCTTTGCCATCATACACAGCGTTGATGCGACCCTCCCCCTCCATTATGTGCAATTCTCTGGTGTAATATGCACCGTTACTCGCATCCTCCGCCTCATTCAAGTATTCCTGCCGAGCAAGAGACGTGCTGATCATCCCACTGTCAACGTCGTCTTGAACATTGAAGATCGGAGCCATGTTCGGCCCAATCTCGCCTATTCTGCTCATCAACTCCGGGTTGATTTGGTATTCATCGCTTACCCAGCAGTAGCACTTGGTGTCTTGCGGCTTCAACCACTGGGTAAGCCACCCCTCGGTGTTCCTATTCGCCATCAGCATCTTGTAAAGCTGGTTGTCTTTGCCCATTAGTGTGCCATTCGCACGAAATGCGGCTTGAGATTGACGAAGAATCGGGACAATGAAGCCTGTAACCTCCGGTTTGTGCCGAGAAAACTCCGACATCGTGTAGCTTTTACCACCTTTTCCCACAAAACTTAGGTCGTCTGTGCCGCCAAGCTGTATTCGTGCGCCATTATGCGGCAGAATGATGCAAGAATCTTTTTCTTTCTTTATGGGATTCAGGTGCTTGGGGATAATCCACTCCCAAAATGGCTTGGTAATCCCATTTATCGTGAACTGTTCCTTGAAAATCACCTCTTCCGCCCAGACTCGGGTGGGGAAAAGGTACATATGCGTCCCCCCATACTCAATCGCGTCCTGAACCGTCATCGAAAAGTCGTCCACATCCTTTCCGCCACGACGATGAATCGAGTTAATGAAGTTTTTAATGCCCTGTGACCGAGCATACCACCGCGCTAGGTTATACCACAGCGGACTTAGCGTTGGATAGATCACGCACTACCCTTCGTTTTCCCAACAACTGCCTTTCCTAGACCATCAAGCCACTCGGTGACTCGATCCAGCGCAGGCGCAGAGCACACATCAACGCTTGCCGCCAAATTAGGGAAGGCTTTTGAGAAGTCCACCAACTCTATCGCCTCATCTTCCCCGCTATTGATACCAATAATCTTATCAATCTTGTCAAGTAGCGGCGCAGGAATCTCCCCCGTAGCCAAGCCAGCATGTAGAACAGCACGTAAAGACCTCGTTTCCTCTTCTGGAGTCATGGGATTGTCTAAAAACTCCTGAATCTTGTCAGAAATCGTCGCCCCACCACTAACCTGTTTAGATTTAATCTCTTGCCTGTGCCTCGCCGCAGCAGCCGCTTGTTTAGATTTAATCTCATTAATCTCTTGCTTGTGCTTCGCCGCAACAATCGCTTGTTTAGATTTCGTCCCATTAGCAGCGTTGCTCAACGCTAACGCCTGCCTGTCTTTGTAAAATAGAGCAATCTCAGTCCACAGAGATACGCAGAAGCCATTCAGTTGACTCCCCCCTAGCTCAGGGAACTCCTTCTTTATCCTAGAAGCTAGTACATCTTTGTTCATTTCTTCTCCCTACACTCTTTTAGAACCCTTTGCTTCCGCTCCTCCATCCCCTCAATGCCCCTGAAGTTCTTGCTGTATCGCTTCTGCTCCTCTGCTCCTAGCCCTTTTCGGTACTCTACTAGCGGTTTGTAGCCCATTGTCACCTTTCTAACCCAGCGGTCTAAGTTCCCCCTCTGTTGGTGTATTGGCACGGGGGGCGCACCAAGAAAGGAGCCAGCTTTGCGCTGACGAACCACCAACTAATTCTGCATATTCCTAACAATCCGAATGAAGCTAAAACAATTGGCCTGCTGGTGTGTGCATTGCACACCACCTATCGGACGCAGGTTGCCCTCTTCCTTATCTATACACAATCTAATTAGCCTTTGTCAACCCCTCTATTCCAGCTTCTTTAACCAAACACTTTCCTAAACACAGCCACCGTCTCGTCTCGCTCAGCTTGCGTCCGCATAGGCTCACCACCACTTCGCGGATACATCTTTAGCACTTTCTCCCCATACGTGTCTAAACACACCTCAACGCATATCGCCTTGAACCCTCGGTACACCGTTCCCACTTCTAGCCCCATAAGGTGCTCTCTGCTCCCCTCAAACCCTTTATCCGCAGATCGGGTGTGCTCGTCCACATATTTTTCAGGGGCCGTTGCTTCCGCTGTAACAGGGGGCTGGGGCGTTTCTGTCATGGTTTCTCCTTGGTTAGTATTCAGACTCATCTGACTCTTGGCTATTTGAATAATCTACGGTCGGCTCTTCAA